TGGGCATGAGTTCCTAAATTTTCCTTGCTTCGTTCAATGGGATGGTCTTTTGATCTAAAACCACTTGTTATTATAAAAGGGAAACCACAGACATCGCGCAAGCTATCAAGTTTTATTAAGAAATCATCTTTAATTTCATTCTCACCTGTGTACTGACAGGCAAACTCTGCTTTAGCAAAGTACTTTAGCTCTTTATCAATGCTCGACATCAGTGTAGTCCCCTTCAATGGGTTCTTGTTCGTTACCAGAGATGATAGTAGTTTCTCCACCAACACCAGTAATTGATATATTAATTGCACTCTTGCCGCCCGTTGCTTTATCCTTCTCAAAGTAACTGACAGGCAGTAATCTATCCATACATAGCTTCCATGCTGCTGCTTGATTCTTATGGTCATCGTCCAAAGCTGCTGACAATATAGAATCTAATACTTTCCTACTTTTAGGTGAAGCAAGCATCCTAGCTTTATAGTCGTTGATGATTGAAGCATCACCTTTAGGACGACCTACCTTATTCCTATTGCCTGTTGTTTTTGACACTATATCTTTCTTCTTGGGTCTTCCTTTCTTTTTTACAATAGGCTGCTTTTCGTTACTCAAAATATACCCCTTGGTTATCTTAAGTATACTTAAGTATGCTTTAGTATTTACTTTAATTATTTCTTTAAAGTTAATCCTTAAAGTTTTTCTTAAGTACCCTTAAGGCTCTTGGTTATCTTTATCTCTTTAGTATACTAGTTATTATAGCATATTATTAAGCAGAAGTCAAGCATTATTTACTCTATTATCTAAATTATTCTCATGTCCCTTTGCACTGCTTGTGTCAACCCTAGGGGCGACCTGTGTTTTCTTATGTATTACATAAGGTTACAGTACATATGAGGATACAGTTGTCAATCCTAATTTCCTACTATTTTGTATGCCAGAGGGTACCGCTGATACACACAGGAAGCCACGCGGCCCCCCGTCCCCCAAAGTTATCTACAGGTTTTACATAAGTTATACATGAGATACCCACAGCAGTGCATAAGGTGTGCATAAGTTATACATAAGTTATCCACAGGTTATACATGAGGCTTGGTGCTTATGTTGGCATGGGTATTGCATGGGGCGAGTGTGAGTGTGCGTGTGGATACCTATAGCACACACTAGCACACACTAGCACACACTGGCATGACTCTTGCATGACACAAGCAGACAACAGTTGGCATGGTTCTTGCTACGCGTGCGCGCATGATAAAAGGTAGCATGTAGGTCATGCATTAGATGCATATAGTTTACTAAGGTCATGCACCTAATACATTAGACTGTAGCTGATCAGGCTCTATAATGGGTGCAAGAGGCAAGGGCGAAGCGCGCTTGTAAATGAGATTCATTATCAACTAAAGGTATATAGCAATGACATACAATGACTTTATGACAATAGCTGAAACACACTACACCAAGCACTGCGAGGAAAGGCGAGTATGGGAGCGAATGGCTGGCGAAGCTTATAACACCGACAAGCAAACACAACGCGCTACCGCTTTCAAAGATGCGCAATTCGAATGCATGATAGCAATAGAGGAAATGGTTGCCGATGCGTTCCCACGCAAAGCAAGGGAATCAGAAAGTAGATTACTGGATATTTTATGTGCTGTTGATTGGCGTGAAAAAAAGATAACAGAGAGGTAGCATAATTGATTTACCTATGACTGTCATATATACTGGCAGTCATTAGCAAGTCAATTTAAACCATAGGTATATGAATATGATTACATTATCAGAGATACAAGCAACCACGTTGATCAATTCAACGGCCAAACAATGGTGCGTTGATAACCTAGATTATCTCAATAAACCTATGAGGTTTTTCGGTAGCAGTCTAAAGGTTGAGAAGGGCGCAGATAAATATGATACTTATGTTATGTATTTACAACCTGCGGACAAAGTAGCCACGGAAACGCTATGCAGTTTTGCGGATTTGGCAGGATGCAAAGCGCCTTGTCTAATATCTAGCGGTCAATTGGGTATGTCAGTCGGTCAAAATGCGGCCACCAAACGCACCGTATTAATGTTATTACGTCCTGCTATGTTTGAGAGTGCTATGCTCGCAGAGATAGACAAAGCGGAGCGTAAGGCGTTAAAAACGGGCATCCCTGCGCTATTTAGACTGAACGGGACAAGCGATATAGATTTTACTGATATTATGGTACAGCGTCCCGACTCTATGTTTTATGACTATAGCAAGATTCTAAGTAGGGTACGTAAAAACACATTGCCTAATTTTGATCTGACATTTTCTGGTAGTATGTTTAGTGTGCAAAGCAAAGCCGCACTACGTAAAGCAGTGGGCGCAAAGTATCGCATTGCTATGGCGTACAATACCAAAGGTTTAGCGGATGATGGGCTACAGATTAGCCACAGTTTAAAATCATTCGACACTACAGACTTGCGCCACCTAGATGATAACGTGGTCGGTACATTGACGCGCAAAGGTAGCAACAAAAAGGAACGGGCAAGCGACAATCTACGGTCTGATTCGTTCTTTGTGACTAGTGCGAACGTGCTAGAATTTAATGATATAATAGCGGTGGGAGGTTGAATCATGGCAGTAATGAGTATATTATTAATAGCTTCTGGACTCTATGCAGTATGGGAGTCAGAGAAAATTATCCAAGAAAAACATAACAAGAGGAATAAAAAATGAATACTAACGACGATTGGAAAGATGATTACTACTGCGCTGAGGTGTTTGTTCGTGTCCAGTACAGGCATAAGGTACTGATAAGGGTAACGGACGGTGGTGATCCTGAAGAGGCCACATTGAAATACTTGAAGTCGTGTTCAATGCAAGATTTAACATTAGATAATAACAGAGAGCACTGGCAAGATGACCCAGATTGTGCAACTGAAGATGATCAGTTTGAAATAGCCAATCTATGGGATAGGGGCGACGATTGGGACGGATGTTGTTTAGAAGATGGCGCAGAAAATGAGGAGGTGGCGTGATGAATAAAGCAAAGATATTGATGAACAAGCGAGAAGCCCACAGAGACGCACGTAATACGTTTATAGTCGATGTGGTAGGATGGGGACTCTTAAGCGTTGGAACGGCTGTAGTAGCCCTTATATTGTACACAATGGCAGTTGTAGTGCTTGGAGGTGACTTATGAAAGATATTATAGCTAAATTGGAAGATATAGCATTAGATGTTGCATGTTTACTAGATGAAAACCCAGATAATCTTGATTATGACCTATTACAACGTAAAATTGATGGTATTATCTATTTATTTGAAGATGCAGAGGAAGGGGAAGGTGATGAATAACTGGAATGACGATGTACGGGATTGGCTACACGGTGACGACCTACACGACACCCAAGAATTACCGGATGCATACGAATTTGAGCCAATGCAAAAATGGGAGATAGACGCGGCAATAGCGTCCCTCAAAGCTAAAGCAGGATTAATGGAGACAAGCGTATGATGATATTTAATAGACATTTAACCATAGAGCTTATCAATGGTTGCGGAGTATTCTTAGAGATTGCAGACAGTCGCGCAGTGTGGACAGTGGACAAACAGACGGAAGAGGTAGGGGCTTTACCTTTCATGGGCTTAATGCTATACTTACCTTTCATATTAATCACCTTTGGACAAGTATATGAGCAAGATTAAAGAGGAACTAATAGGCTACGAGTATGAGCCTAGCGAGTGGATAGAGCCAGAGGCTCAGAACATGGTTAATGAGCTTATAGAGTATCAGGTATACTGTATGCCCCTCTCTGAGCTAATGGCTAGAGTAACCAAGCAAATGACGGACGAGTACTATAATAATTCATACGAGAATATGACAAAGAAGTATAATGAGGTGTTTAAATGAGTAGATGCAAAGCATGTGACACTATTATGAACGAATACGAGCTTAAGCGTATTGACCACAACACCGGACATCATCTAGACCTATGTAATGTTTGTGCTAGGTATTCACTGGATGCAATGCAAGATGCGTGGAATGATTCAAGCACTGAAATAAAATTAGATGAATTGGTGCTTGACAGGTCAATCAATTAGCAGTATAATATACTTAAGAAGCAAAGGAATATTTTAAAGATTATAATTAAAGTTTAACTAAACGATACTTAAGTATCATAACAAGCGAGGAAGTAACTATGGCAGTAGTAGAAGGCACATTAGCATTTGAGAACCTAGACACCCACGAAATGTATCAGGGTCAATCTACAGGTAAATACTCAGTCGTTATTAGCGTGGATGAGGACACCGCTAGTAGTCTATCAGGCTTAGGCGTTAAGATGCGAGAGTATGAAGGAGTCAAACAACGGAAGTTTAGCACCAAGTATGACGTACCTGTCTATGACAAAGAAGGTATGCCCTTTACTGGTCGGATTGGTCGTGGCTCTAAGGTACGGTTACTGTGGGCAGAATCAGGCGCACCGCATCCAGTACACGGTACTAGCACCTACCTTAACAAGATCAAGGTGTTGGAAGTAGCAGAGCAAGACGATGGTGAGGAGTTTTAATGTCAGTCGAGTCAACCTTTGTTAGACATGAGCCATGCCCATCGTGCGGTTCATCCGACAATCTGGCTCGTTATTCAGACGGCCACGCCACCTGTTTTTCGGGTGGTTGTGGTCATTATGAACATGGCAACGGACAGGTCAGTCAATTATCAAGTAACAACAAGCCTACAAGGATATTAGAGATGACAGGTGTAATAGCGGCAATCCCTGATCGTAGAATCAACCAAGAGACAGCCAAGCGGTATGGTGTCACAGTTGAGTACGGTACTGATGGGACAATTACCAAGCACCACTACCCATACCACGATAAAGATACAGGCGTGGCTACAGGGACTAAGGTACGTATAGTAGAGAACAAACAATTTTATGCGACAGGCTCCTTTGACAATGCAGGACTCTTTGGTCAACAAGCATTCAAGTCAGGCGGCAAGTACATAACAGTAGTAGAAGGAGAGGCAGACGCACTAGCGGTTAATGAGATGTTTGACGGTAAGTGGCCTGTCGTATCCATTAGGTCAGGTGCGGCTAGTGCGGCTAAAGACATCAAGGCTAATCTTGAGTGGCTTGAGACGTTCGACAATGTGATTATATGCTTTGATAATGACAAGGCCGGACAAGAGGCCGCAAGGTCAGTACTGGACTTGTTCACCCCCAATAAGGCTAAGAATGTCACACTGCCCATGAAGGATGCAGGGGACATGCTCAAGGCTCGTAAGGTGCAGGACTTTGTTAAGGAGTGGTGGAACGCTAAGACCTATCAGCCTGACGGTATCGTGGCAGGTAATGAGACATGGGACATGATTATTAAGCAGTCCAACGTGAAGTCAATCGACTATCCTTGGGCTTGTCTTAATGAGTACACCCACGGCTTTAGACCTAAGGAGCTAGTCACCATTACGTCAGGCTCAGGCATGGGTAAGTCACAGATAGTCAGGGAGCTTGAGCATTACTTGCTTGGAGCTACTGAGGACAACATTGGTATCCTAGCACTTGAGGAGGACATACCTAAGACAGCGTTAGGAATCATGTCCATAGAGGCTAACAAGCAGCTTCACCTTGACAAGACGGTATCACAGGAAGAGAAGAAGGGTTATTGGGACAGGACGTTAGGCTCAGGACGTATCTATATGTTTGACCATTGGGGTTCTACGAGCGAGGACAACCTATTAGGCCGCATACGTTACATGGCTAAAGGCTTGGACTGCAAGTGGATAATTCTAGATCACCTCAGCATCGTGGTCAGCGATCAGGACAACGGTGACGAGCGTAAAGCTATCGACAGCATTATGACCAATTTGCGTAAGCTAGTACAAGAGACAGGTGTAGGGCTATTTTTAGTATCACACTTGCGTAGACCTAGTGGCTCAAAGGCACATGAAGATGGCGGTAAGATCAGCTTGGGAGAACTCAGAGGTTCAGCGGCAATCGCGCAACTTAGCGACATTGTTATTGGTTTAGAGCGAGATCAGCAACACGCAGACCCTGAGACACGTAACACAACCTGTGTGAGAGTGTTAAAAAATAGGTTCGTGGGCTTGACAGGACCGGCCTGTTACCTGTATTATGATAAGGAGTCTGGTAGAATGATAGAAACCAGTTGTCCAGTAGGTAACGAAACGGAGTTTTAATGAAAATAGTATTTGACATAGAGGCTAACGGTCTAAATCCTGATAGGGTATGGTGTATCGTTGCTCACATTGTAGGCACTGAAGAGTTCTTTGAGTTTCATGGCTTCAGTTTATTTGACTTCAATGGGTGGCTTCTGGGCTTTGATAACTGTGAAGTGATAGGCCATAATATAATTGGCTATGACATACCAGTGTTGGAGAGGTTATTAGGTACTGATTTTAGCAAGTGTAAGATTACGGACACCCTAGTCCTATCAAGACTAGCGAATCCCTCAAGGGACGGTGGACATTCTTTAGAGAGTTGGGGACAGACACTAAACCAACCAAAAGGTGATTATAATGATTGGGATAATTTCTCGCATGATATGTTGGAGTATTGTGTACAGGATGTTAAAGTTAATACGTTGGTGTACAAGAGATTACTTTCTGAGCTTAAGGGTTTTGAGCCTGAATGCATTGATCTTGAGCATCAAGTACAGGGTATTATTTCAAGTCAGATTAAAACAGGTTGGCTCTTAGACCAAGAGAAGTGTTTTTTATTGTTAGCTGAATTAAAGGAGAAGAAGTATGATCTTGAAGATAAAGTACATGAAGTTTTCAAACCGTTGCCTACATTCATCAAGAAGGTTACGCCAAAGATTAAGAAAGACGGTACGATCTCTGTTGTCGGACTCAAGTTCCTAGGAGAGCAATGGGATACAGCTATAGCGCCATTTAGCCGCATAGACTTCCCAGTGTTTAATCTAGGTTCACGACAGCAGATAGGTAGACACCTACAGTACTACGGTTGGAAGCCTAAGCAGTTCACTGAGAAGGGACAGCCCATTGTTGACGAGGCAGTGCTTAGAGCAGTCAAAGACATACCGGAGGCCGCGTTGATAGGTGAGTACCTTATGCTACAGAAGCGCATAGCACAAGTTCAGAGTTGGCTAGAGGCAGTTAAGGATGACGGCAGGGTTCATGGGTACGTTAATTCCAACGGTGCTGTGACAGGCCGCATGACCCATAGTAGTCCGAACATGGGACAAATTCCGGCAGTGTATTCACCTTACGGCAGAGAGTGCAGAGATGTGTGGACTGTGCCAGAGGGATACAAGTTGGTAGGTATGGATGCGTCTCAGCTAGAGCTTAGAATGTTAGCACACTACATGAACGACGAGGGTTATACAAATGAAGTACTCAACGGAGATATTCACACGGCAAACCAGTTGGCTGCGGGCCTTGAAACTAGAGATCAAGCAAAGACTTTTATATACGCTTTCCTATATGGAGCAGGGGACGCAAAAATCGGAAGTATCGTTGGGGGAACTTCAGTTGATGGTAAACGACTTAAGGAAAAGTTCCTTGCAAATACGCCATCTCTTGGAAGATTACGAGAACGAGTTGGAGTGGCATCTGGAAGAGGCTATGTTCTTGGATTGGATAAAAGAAGGGTCTATGTACGATCAGCACACGCGGCATTGAACACTTTATTGCAGTCAGCAGGTGCGATTGTAATGAAGAAAGCGTTGTGTTTACTTGACGAATATGCTATACTATGGGGTATAGAC